GGGACCTTTCGGTCCCTCCCTGATTATAGCTTCGGAAGCTATAATTATGAGCGCTCCATTCGGAGCGACTTACTCTTCTTTTGCATGATCCACCGGGCCTGGCTGGCCTAGTGTTCTTTCCTCTGCTTATGCCCACTGGTTGTGGGTTCCGCGCGGGTATCTCCCGTTGAAAACAAGGAGTATCTTCTCATGACTACTGGTTATCCAGCGCCTTCTCGCCGTTATCGCTCACAAGGGGGTTTTCGCAATTCCTTTGTGTGTCAGGAGTACGCTTCTGACATTAACTGCGTTAGCGGGACCTTTCTGAACCTCACTTATGGTTCCGTAGGTATAGGCGTGTCCTCTTTTATGGAAGACGTAGTCGTTCCCAATTTCCACAATCGTGTTGCACGTGGTGAGGTTTTCTTCAACCATATGCATAGTGGAAAACGGGAGTCGAGTGATTTGGGTGGGTCAGCGTATGCAATTCTGAGTAAGACTCAGAGCTGCGTGAACCCAATCAAATATAGCCATTGGTTCAGCACGGGCACCCTAGTCCCCCACTTGTTGAAAAACAAGTACGGCCTAGGGTCTAGTGACCCGTTACCAACCTTTACGTCGCTCAGCCAGAGCGACATGCTATCCCTCGACAGAGAGATCGAAACGCGTTGTCTTTCTAACCGTGTAACTCCATCCTCTAATCTTTACGAGGATGTAGCTGAACGACGAAAGACTTTGGATCTGCTACGTAGACCGCTTAACAACCTCCGACGCTTTTCCGGGTCAATCCCGGTTGCTAGGAATGCTAAGCACGCGGCAGATCTGTGGTTGCAGTACCGCTATGGCGTTATGCCATTGCTACGTTCTGTGAACACCGCCCTCCTTGCTGCGAAGGTGAGGCGCAGTCGTGTTCGACGCACTGCGCGAGCTGCCGGTAGTATTCAGTCTTATACTACCGACTCCTTTAACGTATCTCAGGGGATCGCAACGATCTCTTTTAGTCGCGTGATTACTGGCTCCTACTCTTGTAGGGCAATGTCACTAGACGAGTACGTTACCGATCAACTCTATGAATCGGGGTTCTCCACCGCAGGGCTTTTCGCCCTTCCGTGGGAACTTATTCCGTATTCTTTTGTTGTTGACTGGTTTGTTAATGTCTCGGATTATCTTCGAGCGTTGGCGCCCAGCCCTTCTTTTCACCACTTAGGTTCTTGTCTCACTGGTAAACACGAGTATACGACTGTCTGGACTATTACCGGTTACGTTAATAACCAGCCTCAGTTGTATACGTTCACCAGCGGTCACTCCGGCTCTATGATGAGCAGAGGTACCGACAAGTACCGCAGGACTTTCCTCAACCCCGGCATTGTGATTAAGAGCAGTTCTCATCTGTTCGACGATCCGTATGTGCCTCGTGTTTTGGATGCGCTTAGCCTCATTGTTTCGAGGCTTGGGCGTTCCTTCGTCCACTTGGGGCGTTGACCATGTGGTCAGCGCTACGAGTCATGAAAGATGTCCTCTTTTGTCTGCTATTACTCAGCGTCTTTGGGGCGACCATACTCTTTTCTGTTGTATGGCTGCTCGCCGTCGCTGCTATGTATGCAGATCTCGCGGGAGTGATCCCGTTTTAACCACAACTAGGAGTAATTCCGATGTCACTGACGATCAACGCAAAGACGTACACCGCTGACTCGTTTGATACGAATCAGGTCGGCTACATCGGGCCACTGAAAACGGCCTCGATAAAGGACGACACGAAACTGATACGGACGGCCGCAAAGCCGGCCGCGTCATTTTCGGGTGTGAGTCGCACAACTGCGAAGCTGACGAGGACTCTTGCGCTTACCGGAGCGTTGTCACCTACTGGTGACGCCATTCTGGATATTGGCGTGTCGATTCCCGTCGGCTACACGGCTGCGGACGTTGACTCGATGCTGAATGACATGGGGGCTTTTCTTGCCTCCGCCGACTTCAAGACCCACGTTAAGACGCAGAAAATCGCGTACTAACCTCTGACTTGAAGGCGTGTCATTCAACAGGCCCCCCGCGCTATGCGGGAGCCAACTTCACGGAGTTTCATAATGAAACCTGGAAAGAGCAGAGAGTTGCGTAATGCTAACCTACTGCTGAAGGGACGAGCTTTTATGTCATATAAGAGTTTACTCCTTCGGTTGTTAGAGACGAACCCTCTCATACCACAGTCCCATGAGCTCTCCGACATAGTATCGTCGGAGCTCTGGGATTTGTTGTATGAGAGAGCTGATTCTTTGTCGTCACAGAAGTATGACGACGCCGCGGTACACTTCGCGGCGAATCAGTTTTCATTACTTGTGAGGAAGTACCCGTGGCCTAAAGGGACGGTCGATCTGTCCCCCGATGCCTTGGCGATCAAAAAGTTCCGGCGTTCCGAGGCTAAATGCCGAAGAATTAACCAGATCTTTTGCCTATATGAAAAATATAGGAGCCCTCACGAAGCCTCCTTGGCAGTAATGCGCGGTTTCATCCGATATGTTATCGGTGATACGGTGCGTCGCTCTGAGTGGTTTAAAAGTTGTGATTTCGGCTCTGGCGCTTCTGTTGGAACGCATGGCAGTGCCACCCACATTGGTCGCAAGATCAATGGTAGGTGGACCGTGTCTCCAAGCGCTTCTGTGTACTCTTTTGTAGCTATGCTCCACAATGCCCAGCTTGCCGATTTACTCTGCAAGCCAGGAACTAATGGGGTTAAATGCTACGACATAGATGAGGCTCGCGCCTCCTTTATTGAAAAAAGAGAGTACACGGACTACAACAAAATAACGTTCGTGCCTAAGACGGCGAAGGTCTCACGACCTATAGCTGTCGAGCCTAACCTCAATGGTTTTCTCCAGAAGGGTCTAGACCTCGTTATGAGGTCCCGCCTCAAAAGGGCGGGTATAGACCTATCTGATCAAAACCGTAACCAACGAATGGCCCGCGAAGGGTCAAGTAATTGGGAGGCCTCGGATCCTTTTTGCACTATTGACTTGAGCTCAGCTTCTGACTCTATGTCCATTGGTGTGATAAGGAACCTTTTACCCTCTGACTGGTATGACGTGTTAAACGCCTGCCGGTCAGAAAAGTTTGAGCTTTATGGTAAGATTAAAAAATACCATAAGTTTTGCTCAATGGGTAACGGCTTCTGTTTTCCACTCGAAACGCTCATATTCATGGCGTGTTGCCATGCCGCGGGATGCGGTCGCCCTGGGACAGATTACTCTGTCTATGGGGACGACATCATCGTACGTCGGTCGAAATTTGAGCGCGTCCTAGAACTCCTAAGAGTTCTTGGATTCTCCCCTAATGTTTCAAAGACCTTTTCAGAAGGTCCCTTTAGGGAGTCGTGTGGAGCAGACTGGTATAACGGAGAGGACGTTCGTCCTTTCACGCTTGACTATGCTCTGGACTCTGTTCAGAACATGTTCAAGTTCCTTAATCTCACCAATCGGAACGAGCGATCTCGCTCGTTTTTCCTTGAGTCTCGCGGCTTTATCATGCGAGAAATTCCGGATAACTTCCGCTTCATTCGTCCTTTCAAAGGCGACCCTGATACGGGAATCGATAGTGAGGTTTCAGATATCGAGTCATCCGAGCTATGCTTCTTCAATGTGAAGAGGTGTATCTGGCGATGGCACGAGCTGGTCTCTAGGGCGGTCATAGATATCGACTACCTTAGAGGAGGGCCTCGTTCACACGAGGTTTATGCTATGCTTAACGGTGCTCGATCTTATGATCTGCC